CTTAAATACAATGAGACAGATATGTGGAGTGTTTCTAAGAATGCTTTATCTGCCGTACCAGGAGTATATACTCATAACTCTTATAGAAAAGATAAGAGTGATATATCTCCTCAACCAAAAATGATAGCAATGCTTAAATCTCTTGTAAAATGAAATTTAGAAACAACTGGAAAAACTATAAGCCTAATTGGAAAACAATAACCATTAGATGTAGAGTATCTCTAGTAGATGTATTATCTATTGAAATAGATCCTCAAAGAAATTTTTATTCTTTTACAATACTTAATTGGACACTTAAAAATAGATAGGTTTATAGTAAACATAGTAATCCAGGTATATAGTATGCCTGGATTTTTTATTTAAACTATTTTAATTTAAACTTTATTTGTATATTTGTCTAAACTTAAATATATAAAAAATGGAAAACCAACATCCTGAAGAAAATTTAACTGTTGAACAGTTAGCAGAAAGAAAACAACAAATGCTAGAATTTTACTTAGATTCTATTGAATATCTTAAAGCTCAATTAGAACATGAAAAGTTACTTGCTGAAATAAATGAGTTTAGATATAAAAAAACACAATATCAAATTCAATATGCAATGTTATTACAAGGACCACCTAATGATGATGATGCTGATTTAGAAGAACAAACTAAAGAAAAGAAATTAAGAAAAAGTTAATTATGGCTTTAGTCAATCAAATACAGAAGCGTGCAAGAATGCCTAAATGGAATATTGTAAAATTTCAGATACTTACTCATTGTTATATTAATAATATTTCAATGAGTGATTCTGATTTAAATTGTTTGACTTTACTTAGTTTTAATGAACCAATAGAATTAACAAATTTTTGTTATGATGTATCTTCTGAAGAAGAGTGGATATTTAAATCTTCTCAAACAGTAAGAAATTGTATTAATAAAGCTGAAAAAAATAAATTGGTTATTAAAGAAAGTACTAATAAAAGAATTATAATGTTAAATCCAGAATTAAAAATTCAAACTAAAGGGACTTTATTATTAGATTATAAATTTTTAAGTCAAGATGATACCAAAGAAACATAGTAGTATTTACAACGAAGTTTCTGAAGAATTAAATTTAGAAGTTTTATTAATAGAACAATTAGTTGAATTTTATTATAAAAAAATAAGGTTCTTGTTAAGTGAACTTGAAGAGCCTAGAATTAATATAGAAAGTCTAGGTCATTTTATAATAAAAGAAAAAAAAGTATATAAAGTAATTCCACATTATAAAAAATTAATAGATGATCATCCTGTTGAAACATTTAAAGATTATCACAAAAAAGCTCTTTTGCAAAAAAAATTAGAGCAGTTAATAAAAGTAGAAGGAAAAATTTTACAAGAAAAAGAAAGAAAAAAAACATTTGAAGATGAAAAATACATTAAAACTGATTTGGACAAATCGCAAACAGATTCTGGAGGGGATAACTAATAGTATTCTTAGAGATGAAACAATAGAAGAGATAGCTAGACTAAGATATTCTATTTGTGATGAGTGTGAACTAAAAGGTAAAAAGTGTGCTGTAAAAGGTACGGCTCCTTGTTGTAATGAATGTGGTTGTTCTTTAACTTTTAAGACTAGATCATTATCATCCGATTGTCCACTTGGTAAGTGGGAAGCCATTGCTACTGAAGAAGAAGAAGACAAACTAGAGAAATTATGATTATATTTAACGCAGATGATCATAGTTACAAAAGTATTGATGACAGTAACATTGATTGGATAAGTGTGACTACAGTTGTTTCACATTTTAAAAAACCTTTTGATGCTAAAAAAACATCAGAAAAAGTTACTAAAAGTAAAAAATCTAAATGGTCTGGAATTGATCCTAAAATAATACAAGAAATTTGGGATAATGAAGGAAGTAGATCTTTAAAACTTGGTAACTGGTATCATAATCAGAGAGAAACTGATTTATGTTCATTAGCCTCTATGGAAAGAGAAGGGGTTACAATACCTATATTTAAGCCTACTGAAATTACAGAAGGTATTAAAAAAGCACCAAATCAAAAATTAGATCCTGGAGTTTATCCAGAACACATGGTTTATTTAAGATCAGGTGGTATTTGCGGTCAGTCAGATTTAGTTGAAGTAGTTAACGGTAAGGTAAATATAATTGACTATAAAACTAATAAAAAGATAGATAAAGAATCTTATGTAGACTGGGAAGGTAAATCTGATAAGATGTCTTTTCCTGTAGATACATTAGATGATTGTAATTTTAATCATTATGCTTTACAACTTAGCATTTATATGTATATTATACTAAAGCACAATCCCAAATTAAAACCAGGAAGAATAGTTATCCATCATATTTTATTTGAAATAGAGAAAGAAGATCAATGGGGTTATCCAATAAGTAAGTTAGATATTAACGGGGAACCAATTGTAAAAGAAGTTATACCAATTTCAGTACCTTACTTAATAGATGAAGTATTAGCAATTATTCATTACCTTAGTGATAATAGAGACAAATTTAAAAAGAAATGATTTTAACTAAATTATTTGATGTTCAAAATGGAATAGTAATACCTACTGAACATTGTTATACATTAAAAGCTCTTAAAGATGTAATGGATGTTTATCCAGAAGATTATCTTAAGATCTATTTATATTTATTTTATATGTGTTGTCCTAATCCAGATTTAAATCCTTTCTTCTTTACACCAGATATGGATAAAGAAAATTTAATAGTAGATCAAATAGGTGCTGATTTTTCTATTGAAGATGATACAATATTTGCAGCATTACAGTTTTGTCAAAAAATGTATGAAACACCTACATCTAGAGCATATAAAGGAATTGCATCTATGTTAGATAGATTAGCAAGATATATGGAAACAACACCTATCACACACGGGCGTGATGGTAACATGAACTCTCTTATTGCAGCAGCTAAAAATTATGAAGCCATAAGACAATCTTTTAAAGGTGCATATAAAGATCTACAAGAAGAACAGTCAAGTAAAGTAAGAGGGGGCATTGGAATGGCCTATGACCAATAATGAGTGAAATTTATCAAGACATACCAACCTATGACAATGGAGAATGGACAACAACAAGTTTTGAATCCAGAGAGGACTTCAGTAAGTTTATCAAAGAACTATTTAAAGAACCTGGTGAATACAGATTTAATGAAACAACAAATCAAATATTTATATCGGAATCAACTAAGTTTAAAAAAGATAGAGTATACTGTACAGCTCCCTTTAAATCAAGAGACTTTATAACTTACTGGGATGATCAAAAAGTAAAATGTAGAAAGGGTGTTATTGTAAAAGATAATGGAGACACATGGTTTCTTGCAAGAGAATATTATATGTGGTTAAACTTTTTACCAATCTTTGATAAAGAAGAACAGAATTTTGGTTTTGCTAAAATTAGAGATGCTCAATATCATATGGCATTATATGAACTATTAGCAGAACTAAGCTATAAACATGCTGCTATATTAAAGAAGAGACAGATTGCTTCTTCATATTATCATATGGGTAAGTTTATAAATCAGCAATGGTTTGAATCAGGTGTTACTCTTAAGATGGGTGCTAGTCTTAAAGATTACATTAATGAAAAAGGTTCTTGGAAATTTTTACAGGAATATGCTGCATTCTTAAATGAACATACAGCATGGTACCGTCCTATGTCACCAGAGAAAGTAATGATGTGGCAACAAAAGATTGAAGTAAGAAAAGGAGATAGAAAAACTGAGGTTGGTCTTAAAGGTACTATACAAGGTATGTCATTTGAGAAAGATCCAACAAGTGGTGTAGGTGGACCTGTTAAATACTTTTTTCATGAAGAAGCAGGTATTGCCCCTAAGATGGATCAAACTTTTGGATATATTAAACCAGCACTAAAATCAGGTTTAATTACTACCGGGATGTTTATTGCAGCAGGTTCTGTTGGTGATTTAGATCAATGTGGTCCATTAAAAGACATGATTAATAATCCTGACGGTAGTGACATATATGCAATTGAATCAACATTATTAGATGCTAAAGGTACTACAGGTATGACAGGTTTGTTTATACCAGAACAATGGTCTATGCCACCCTGTATAGATGATTATGGTAATAGTCTTGTTACTGAAGCTTTAGAATATTTAGATAAATATTTTGAAGAATGTAAGAAAAATATGAATCCAGAAGCATATCAACTTGAATTATCTCAGCACCCAAGAAATATAGAAGAAGCTTTTGCTCATAGAACAGTATCTCTTTTTCCTACCCATTTATTAACAGCACAGGAAAGAAGAATAGAAGATAAAGAATATGGTTATGAGTATTTAGATATATCTAGTGATGCTGAAGGAAAACCATCAGTTACAAAAAGTAACAAAAGACCTATAGCAGAATTTCCTATTTCTAAAAAAACAGAAGATAAAACAGGATGTGTAGTTGTTTGGGAAAGACCAGTATCTGATCCTACATTTGGAATGTATTATGCTTCTATTGACCCTGTTTCCGAAGGAAAAGCCGAGCATGTTAATAATATGCTTTATACACCAGAAGGTAGAAAAAGAATAGGGGATATTCAAATAGGTGATAAAGTAATTGGTTCTAATGGAGAAGCTATTAATGTAATTGGTGTTTACCCGCAAGGAGTTAAAAAAATGTGTAATATAACATTCAGTGATGGGCATAGTATTAAAGTATGTGAAGATCATTTATGGGATGTAAAATTAAATGGTGGAACAAAAGGATATATTACACTTTCTGTAAAAGATTTATTAAACAATACTAAAACAATTACATATAATGGAACAGGTAGAAATACTAAAAAAGAATATACAATTTCTACTTATTATAAAGATAAACAAAATAGAAATAAATGGTCAATACCAATAGTTAAACCTATTGGTTTTGATCTTGGTAAAATGTTACCTGTTAATCCTTATTTACTAGGTTTACTATTAGGTGATGGAGGATTGTCTCAAAAATCTATTAGATTTAGTACAGTTGATACAGAGTTAATTAATTCTATTGAACACATATTAGAAGATGACTTATTAATAAAAAAAGTTAAAAATTCAAATTGTGATTATGCAATTATTACAAAATTTGGTTCAAGAAATTCACTAACTAAAAGATTAAAAGAATTAGGTTTAAAAGGTAAAAGATCTGAAGATAAATTTATACCACAAGAATACATGTATGCAATGGGATCTAGTAGATTATCCTTATTACAAGGATTGATGGATACAGATGGTTCTTATTCAAATCATGGTGCTGAGTTTTACTCATCATCAAAAACATTAGCATATCAAGTTGTTGAATTAGTACAATCATTAGGAGGGATAGCAAAAATAAGATGTAAAAAAACAACTCATTTAGATTCTTATATTGTAAGAGTATTATTACCTGAATATCTTAATCCTTTCATACTAAAAAGAAAAAGAGAAACATATAAACCATCAAAAGTATTTAGCAAATACATAACAAATATAGAATACATGGATGATGCAGAAGCCATATGTATATCTGTTGATGCTCTTGATAATCTTTATGTTACAGAACATGCTATTGTAACACATAACACCACAACATCAGAATCATTATGTTCTATATATGTAATGAAAGCTCCAGTTCAAGTAACTAAAGTATCTGGTGTAGAGACAGAAACCTATATAGAGCAAGGTAAGATTGTTGCTGCATGGTGTGGTAGATATGATGATATTAATCAAACACACAAACAATTAGAACTTATAATTGAGTGGTATAATGCTTGGGCACTAATAGAAAATAATATTTCTTTGTTTATTCAGTATATGATATCTAGAAAAAAACAAAGATACTTGGTCCCTAAAAGTCAAATTATGTTTCTAAAAGATATAGGTTCTAATGCTAACGTTTTTCAGGAGTACGGTTGGAAAAATACAGGAACACTTTTTAAAGCACATCTTCTTAGTTATGCTATAGAGTATTGTAAAGAAGAATTAGATCAAGAACTTAAAACAGATGGTACAGTTGTAAAGACAACTTATGGTATTGAACGTATTCCTGATCCTATGTTAATTACAGAAATGAGAGAATATGCATATGGTGTCAACGTGGATAGGTTAGTATCCTTTGCAGCATTAGTTGCTTTTGTGCATATACAACAATCAAATAGAGGATATACTAAGAGAACAATTATGGATGATGCAGCTAAAAACTTGCAAAAGTCAGAAAATTTGTTTAAATTAAATAGTAGTCCATTTCGTCATATGGGTAAATCTTTTTACAAGGGGTCAAATCAAGTTAAAAGATCCCCATTTAAAAATTTTAAATAATAGTTATGCAAGTATATAATGCGTTACAGATAAAAAAAGGAGCTAAGATAGAAAAGAATCGTATGGGTAGTGTTATGCAACCTTTACAATTTATTCCTAAAAATGATAAAAATGAAGAATGGGCTGCTTGGAATCTAGACTGGTTAGAGTGGAATGGTCAAAAACAGATTAGAAGAAATGCCAGAAGGTTAATGAAAAATTATAAACTTGCCAAAGGTGTTATAGACAAATCTGATTATATAGTTGAAGAAAATAATGAATATAAAGATATAGTAGAGATCTTAACTAAAGAAGATGCATCTGCATTAGAACTAAAATTCTATCCGATAATTCCTAATGTTATTAATGTTCTAGTAGCTGAATTTGCAAAAAGATCAACTAAACTTACATACCGTGCTGTTGATGAGTTTTCATATAATGAAATGCTTGATCAAAAAATGAAAATGGTAGAAGAAACTTTACTTGCAGATGCTCAAGTAAAACTAACTGCAGCATTACTAGAACAAGGTTTAGATATAGCTTCACCCGAAGCACAAGAACAATTGAATCCAGAAAAATTAAAAACACTTCCTGAGATAGAACAATTTTTTAAAAAAGATTATAGATCTATGATAGAAGAATGGGCATCTCATCAGCATAAGGTAGATGTTGAAAGATTTAAGATGGATGAACTTGAAGAAAGAGGTTTCCGTGACATGCTAATTACAGATAGAGAGTTCTGGCATTTTCATATGATGGAAGATGATTATTTAATTGAGCTTTGGAATCCTGTTGTAACATTTTATCATAAATCTCCTGACAATAGATATATATCTGAAGGCAATTGGGTTGGTAAAATAGATATGCTTACAATAGCAGATGTTATAGATAAGTATGGTTATTTAATGACAGAAGAACAACTAGAAAGTTTAGAAGCTGTGTATCCAGTTAGATCTGCCGGTTATAATATTGGTGGTATGCAGAATGATGGTTCTTTTTATGATGGCACCAAATCTCATGATTGGAATACAAATATGCCATCACTTGGAATGCGGCAATATACTTCTGCAATGACAGGTAATGTAATCAATGACGGAGATATTATAAATGAAATATTAACTGAAGGAGATGATTACTTTGATGAAGGTTCAGCTTATTTATTAAGAGTAACTACCGGATATTAGAAATCTCAAAAAAAAGTAGGTCATCTTACTAAAGTTACAGATAATGGAGAAGTAACTACTGAAATAATAACAGAGGATTACAAAGTAATTGATAGTCCTGTTTATGATACTAGATTGTTTAAAAATAAAACAAAGGATAATATTGTATTTGGTGAACATATAGATTGGATTTGGATTAATGAAGTTTGGGGTGGTGTAAAAGTTGGACCAAATATGCCTTCATTTTGGGGTATGGATAATCCTGGTGGATTTTCACCAATGTATCTTGGTATAAATAAAAATCATGTTGGTCCACTTAGATTTCAATTTAAAGGTGATAGCAGTATTTATGGTTGTAAATTGCCTGTAGAAGGTTCTGTATTTTCAGATAGAAATACTAAATCAACTGCTTTAATTGATTTAATGAAGCCTTACCAGATTGGTTATAATATAGTCAATAATCAAATTGCAGATATTTTAGTTGATGAACTTGGTACTATTATTATGCTTGATCAAAATACTTTACCTAGACATTCATTAGGAGAAGATTGGGGTAAGAATAATTTAGCTAAAGCATATGTAGCAATGAAAAACTTTCAGATGCTTCCTCTAGATACATCTATTACAAACACAGAGAATGCATTAAATTTTCAACATTTTCAAAAATTAGATCTTTCACAAACAGAAAGATTAATGGGTAGAGTACAATTAGCTAATCACTTTAAAAATCAAGCTTATGAAGTCATAGGAGTAAATCCTCAAAGAATGGGACAACAATTATCTCAAATGACTGCTACTGGAGTAGAACAGGCTGCGGCAGCTTCTTATGCACAAACAGAAATGTTCTTTATACAACACTGTGATTATTTAATGCCTAGAGTTCATCAAATGAGAACTGATGTTGCTCAATATTATCATTCAACTAAACCATCTAATAGGTTAACATATATCACAAGTAATGATGAAAAAGTAAATTTCCAAATAAATGGAACTGATTTATTACTAAGAGATCTGAATATATTTGCATCTACAACAGCTAATCATAGATCTGTCTTAGAACAACTTAAGCAAATGGCTATGACTAATAATACTGCTGGTGCAAGTATTTATGATTTAGGTAGAATTGTACAATCAGATAGTATTGGTCAACTTAATAATGTTCTTAGGGATTCTGAATCTAAAGTACAAGCACAAAAACAATCTGAATTACAACAACAACAACAAATGCAAGAACAACAGTTACAAGCTAAAGCTGAAGAGCAAAAATTAAAAATGGATCATGATTCAATGGAAGCTGAAAAAAATAGACAAAAAGATATATTAATTGCAGAAATTAGAGCAGCTGGTTATGGTGCTATGGCAGATGTTAATAAAAATGAAATTTCTGATTTTCAAGATTCTATGAAAGATATTAGACAAAGTGATCAATATGAGCAACAAACAAGTTTGCAAAATTTAAAACAAGCAAATGAAAATGGTAGACAAAATCAAAAAATGACAATTGAAAGAGAAAAAATAGAAGCTCAAAAAGAAATAGCCGATAAGCAATTACAAGTAGCAAAAGAAAACAAAAATAAGTTTGATTCAAAAATAAATAAAACAAAAAAATAAACTTAGCTATATAATGTAAAAAAGTTTTTAAATTGTTTTAAATCTTTCAAGTTTATTTTGTATATTATTATGTAACCATTAAAAACCAACAAATGGAAGAAAATAAAAAAAATCCTGATGAACAGGTAAATGTTTCTACAACGGTAGAACAAGTAGATGTAAATATTGATGAATTATTTGGAATACCTGGAGCAGAAAATATAATGCTTCCTGAAAATTCTGAAAAAACAGAAAAAAAATCTTTATTTACAAAAGAAGTAACAGATCTTACGTTCCTTGACAATACTGCTTCTGAAGATAAAATTAAAGAAGTAGAACAGAAAAAAGAGGTTGAAGAAACCATTGCTGAATTAGATGAGCTAATTTCTCAAGAAGAAGATGCTGGTAATAAAGGACGACCAAAAATAGATAAATCTGCACTTGCTGAATTAGCAAGTAAAATGATTGAAGAAGGTTCTTTAGTACCATTTGATGATGATAAAGATTTAGAAGAGTACACTACTAAAGACTTTAGAGAATTGTTTGAAGCAAACTTTCAAGAAAGAGAAGCTCAAGTAAGAGAAAATGTTCCAATTGAGTTTTTTAATTCACTTCCTGAAGAACTTCAGATTGCAGCAAAATATGTAGCTGATGGTGGACAAGATCTAAAAGGTTTATTTAGAACACT